GGCTTAACAAAGCTACGTAAAAACTGTAAAAACCTTGGTAAACGTTTATTTGGAGGTAGTATATTAGCTACTAAATTATTATAATCAATATCATATATTGCCATTAACTTAAAGGATTAGTTTGATATAAAATTTTAGATAGAGATGGCTCATATAATGCTGTACCAGCAATAGACTTTACTTGCGGAAGATATACTGTACTTCCTCCTACTAATGGTAATTCACTTCCATAAGTGTTATCTGTTCTAACTAAATTCTTAAAGTCAACATCTATTACACCTGGAACACTTTTAATAGCACCCATTAAATCTGATAAGATAATTAAACCATCAAATGGTAAAGTTGTTAAATATGTTTGTATTGCACTTGTAACATTAGACCTAATTAGACCAAAGGTATATTGAGCATCAAATTGTACATACATTCCATCCGCCGCACCAAATTTATCACCAAATATTAACCAGTCATTAGCTAAACTAGATAATTCATAACGAATACCAGCAAAACCAATCACATCAATGTATGCTTGAGCTGCTGCTAACTGACTATCTATATTAACTTGTAACTTAAGACCACTACCACCAGTTCCAAATATATCAATAAGTGCAATTGGAGTCTCAACAAATCCACTACCACCAGTTGTTGCTGTTATCACTTGGCCTACTGTATATGGAGGTGCTGGTAATGTAATAGTTGCACCTCCAGCTGAAGGACCTCCTCCTTTAATAGTAACTAAAGGTGCTGTTGTAAAACCTGAACCTGCTGCTGTAACTGTAACACTATAAACTTGTTGTGTAAGTGGTGTTGTTGGGTCTGCTGTTGCACATTTTACAGCTACTCTACCTGGAGCAACTGTTGTTGTATCAATTGCACAGTGTTTTATTACTTGTAAATTTGTATTTATAATAGGATAAGCTGGAACGCCGTTTGTAAACTGTACAACTTGTGGGTCTCCTGTTGAATATTGAAATGCTAACATTTCTTTTGTTATCCAATCAGGTGTACCTGGAGGTTGAGCATTAATTTCTGTTTCTATTTGTACTTTAAATACATCTTGTAATTGTTCAAACAATGCAATTGATACGGCCACTACAAATGTAAATAAATTCCATAATGCAGTTTGGCTTGTTGATGTCAATAAAGGACTCAATACAGAGTCTGATTGAATCTCCTGATTAATTTGTTTCTGTATTTGGGAGATAGTTCTGGCCATGTAATTTGTTTTTCTTTTCTAATTTCAGATTATAACAATCTGTTTCACGTTGTATATATTATCTACTACTTGACCGAATCATGCTCACCATAAAAAATATCCATCTTGGTCAGTAATCAATGGACCATTATTGTTTTGTAGTATGATTCCATCATCCCACGGATTCACTATAATTTCCAAATCTTTAGGAGGTAACCAAGGAATACCATTAACAGGTCTATTCATTGAACTATCAATATAGTTTGTTTGAAATGTTAATATTAAATGTAATAAGTTATCATGGTCGTAATCCATTTCCTCACTATAAGAAAACATGGCCACACATCCGTCAGGTTCGTAACCTGATAAACCTTGATATACTTCCTGCATTAAATCAAACGCTCCAGGGTCCTCTTCCATAAAGTCTATTGAAGTTGTTGCATTATAAAACTCACGAATTACGTGTACACGAACAAATAATGGTTCAAATATTCTCCAACCATTGCCTAATATTCCAACTTTAGACGGCTTTGTGAACTCAATAAACACTGCTGGAAATGGAAAGTTCCATGTTTTTTCATTATGTAAATCACGCATTTGATTATTCCACATCGATACAAATTGTATTGATGGGCAATCAGCTTTTATCTTAGCCTTGATTTGTTGATATGGTCCACTTAAATTTGGCATTATTCAAAAATATCTTTTATTGTTTTTACTACTACTTCATTTAATAAAGCATCTAACTCCGGTGATTCACCCATAAACTGTCTTTGAGGTAGTCTATCAGTACCCTCATTATGATAACCTCCATATTCCGAATCACTTGTTAGTCTTATTTCATCCCATGTAGCCGTCTGAATACTATTTTCCACACTTTTTTTCAATGCACCACTCTTTACTAATATAGGCCAAGTGTTCTTATCCTTTCTTGGTCTCCAAGGCGTATTATTCCAACCTTGTTTATCAAAAGCCAACACAAAATAGTTTTTAGCAGTCTCCGCTAATTCCTTAGGTAAAACTTCTTTTAATCTATTAAGCTTCATTTGCAAATTGTCTGCAAATTCATGTGGTGACATATTATAATTTATTTTGATATGACTTAGACTTTAAGTTTACTGTAAACGGGTCTTGCTGTACTGGTGTAACTTCTTTCTTTAAAATTGGTGCACCTGTTTTTTCACTTACAAATGTCGGGTCTACATTTAAACCAGCGTCAAATAACATCTTAACCCATTGAGCAGTTGCTAATGCATTTGCATCATCAGTCTTACGCTTAGCTTGTAACTCACCATCATTCATAAACTTGAAATACAACCCATTAGGTATATTAAATCCAAGTTTCTTTAACTTAGGTATAAGCTCTTTATTAACAACGGCCTCACAAAATCTTCCATCAACTGCTTCTATTTCCGCCATTGCAGATTGTTGAGGTGATAATTCACCTTGTGTACCTCCTAATTTACCAGGTGTTGAATCTAATGCATCAGCATGGCCTAACAATACTTTACTAATCTGTCTTTCACAAGCAAATGCTAAAGTCTCATAAGTACCACCAGCTCCATTATCTTTACTAGGTTCAATAATTTCCAATTGGTCATCAAGGTCAGTAATGATATACGGATTTGAGGCCATGTTCTGTAATGCTGTTTCCAACATCATAAATTCTGGGTCTCCTTGCAACTTTCTTGTCTTAGCCCATCTTGTTGGCTGTCCATAGACCTCTGCAAAATCCGCCCATTGTGCAATACAATCTCTAAGCAATATCTCATACATGGCCACTTTGTACAACAAACCATAACCGCAACGACGTGCTCCTATCTCTGAAGATGTAGGAACCCAAATGTGCCAGTCTGCTTGAGGCCCTTCCAAGAAAGGTACACCACTAGGCATATACGGCATGTTTGTTACGTTATCTCTATCAGGTGATACATCCCAACGTTTAATAATAAAACATTCTTCTGGAAGACCATCTGTAATATCTCCAATACCCACTAATGAATAACCAAAGAACTTGGCATCCAATATGTAACTTAACATATCATCAAACCATCGGTCATGAAACCACTGTGTCCACTCCTCGTTAATAACTCCGGCCTTATCTTGTATTGCAAACTCACGAAGTACTGTCATATTTCTACGCTTTTCTAGACATGCTGTTACATGAGGATTTAACACAGTATCCATAAATATACGCTGCATCTTAACACGGTGAGGCAACCAGGCATTCTCTGCCTCATTAACTGCATCTCTCCATGTTTGTACATCTTGTCTTATCCTTGATAATTGCAAAGGCATGATTGCCGTACGCAAATCTTTTGGTGTATACGGATGGCCATCTGGTGGTGGTGGAACTTCGCCAGTCTGCAATGGTGCATTAGACGGATTTATTCCCCATCCAAAAAAATCATTTTGTATCCGTTTCCACATTGTTTTTTTTTCTTCTTTCATTGATTAAAATTTAATTTTGCAAACTCACCAAATAATTCTTTTGCTTTAATATCATAAGCTAATGCTGCATCTATTTCATTTATAAAGTTGCCTAAATAAAAAACTTTTGATGAATGTTTAATTTGAGCGCGCCATCTATTTTGTTTTGTAATCCAACAAACACCTTTATATTTACTTGTTCCATTTTTATTTGCACCTCGGTTGTATTGATTTTGTAAGTTTGTACAAAATCTCATATTTGATTTTGTACAATCTAATTTATTGCCATTAATATGGTCTATTTGTATACCAGTATTACCCATTATTGCTCTATGTAAATAAATTCTTTTTTTATTAATACCTGTACCAGTATCTCTTCTGGCATATCCATGTGTATATGTCCATTTATAACTATTCAACTTTACAAAATCTTCATCGTCAACTAAAGCTACATAACCTTTAGACAATATTATTTCTTTCATTTTTATTTTTATATATCTTTAATTCCCCATGAAAATGTTAAACGCACTTAAAATAAATATAATCCATGGCATAAAACCGTAACTATTTATTTTTTTTACATTTCCGCCAAATGTAATTCTATTTCCAACCTCAGGCTGATTCAAATCCAAATTTATAGGCGTTACATTACCTTTGGCCGCATCCATTAGCCATTCTAATGCTCTTTTATATCTTATTTCTCTTAATTCCGGTACATTTCTAGGAGCAATACGTGAATGAATATGATACAATGCTATATCTGCCATCAATGTTACCATCTGTACAGACCTGTTATCTCCTTTCTGTTCATCAAATGGTAACCAATGTGTTATGTCACTACCTGGAATAACGTTAGTGCTATTTGTAACAGCTTGCCATACACTAGCATAAGGATACAAAGGATTA